TAGTGTTACGAAAAGGAGCCCCGGCGCGTCCCGTCCCGGTTAAGGATAATCCACCGGTCAACAGATAGCTTGTCAAGCTTCGGCAAGGTATTGCAGAGTATGAGAACTTGTACCCCGGCGATATTCACGGTCTCGGAGTTGTAACGAGGATCCTTCAGCAAGCCGTCCTTGATGGTCTCGATAGCACAGTAGAGGTCTTCCGACCACTTCCACGTGCGAGGAATGTCAATGACAAGGTACTGACGATACCCGTGACGCAGATACTCGTCGGCCACGTCCTGCACCATAACCGAGATAGACGACATCGGCTGAATGATGTACGCAAGCCCACGTTCCCATAGAGCGCCCTTAAGCCAGCTCTTACCGGCGTTCCCGGTCTGATCGTACCAAACTACCACCTCACGGTCGTTCGTCGATTGTAGGGCCCGCAAGACACGTTTCTGGAAAGGATAGAAACAACCGAACCGTTGCTTTAGGACTTTGGTGCGTCCCGGCAGGAGATCGGAAGAGGTGACATAGCGTCCCTCTTTGCGCTCGTACCAATCAGAGTAAGCCGACGTAGACTCCTCGATATGTGCACACGGAAGAACCCTGCTCACGCGATCGAAGAAATTGTCAGCCGACGTTTCTACCCGAACTTGGAGGTGCTCGTACCCACCTCTACCACGCTCACGCGCGACTATCCAACGCTTGCAGTCCAGAGACTCGATCAGAATCCGAATAGCCCGCTTGGTTGAGTAAGACGAAGAATGACGCCACCGGTACAGAGGTGAATCAAATTGAATGCGATGCACGAGCGGAACTGTTAAAAGATATACTTTGACCATAGTGATCACTGTTGCAGAAATGCAAACGAGTACATATCCGCCAGGCCGTCGTGGACAACTAGTACCCGTTTACGCATGTGAAGATGGGAAAAACGTATTAAGTGGTTTGCAATAGGTAGTAATGCAACTAGCTTAAAAAGTTGCACAGGTGAAACAATGGCCTACAGGTACTACAGAAGATATTACAGGCGCGGAAGAAGGTACTAAACATGTTTGTACAAGTGAGTGAAACGTACGATCTTTCCACTCAGATTGGCAAAATGGGATTTGTAGCGATACATACTCCCGATCTTCAGCTGATCAAGAAGATGTGGAAGGGACTATTGATGAATCACAGGTACTACAAGTTCCAGTCCTGCGATTTGGCAATGGCGTGTGCTAGCATGCTACCAGCAGACCCTCTGCAGGTAGGAGTAGAGTCAGGCGAGATAGCTCCTCAGGACATGTTCAATTCGATTCTGTATAGAGCGGTCTCGAACGATTCATACAACACGATTCTCAACAGGATTCAGAACAAATATCAGTCTCCGGTCTCTGGTGTTGACAAGAACAGTGTGATTTCAGACAACAGTGACAGTCTGGCTGATGTTGATCAGTTCGACCTATACTACGGTCTCCTTGCAGAACCATCTGGATGGAGAAAAGCAATGCCGCAGAATGGGTTGCAAATGAGCAATCTGTATCCGATGGTATTTCAGCTAGTAAGCAATGTTGGAAATAATACAGGTGCCAATACTGGATCAGCATTTTCGCTGAGTAAACTCAACTCGATGTTTTCAAGTCCAGGTCTTGGTGATGATCAAGCTTCGGCAGGTGGAGTCGTACAATATGCAATGTTTCGTGGTCCATCAATGAGAATGCCCAGAATACCAACATTTGGTATCAGCTCAACTTCAAGTGAGATTATAGGCGATGATGTAACTGCAATTGGCGAGTTCCAGTCTACTCCGATTACATATGTGGCTTGCATAGTACTTCCGCCAGCAAAGCTTAACGTACTCTATTACAGACTTAAGGTGACTTGGACAATCGAATTCAGTGAACCATATCCTGCTACCGAGATTGCAAATTATACATCAATTGCGAATATTGGTAACCAGAGTTATGGTAGCGATTACGATGCTCAAAGTAACTTTATGTCAGTAAAGACTAGTTCAGTTGACGCTAAGGATGCTAATGTGCAAAAGATTATGGAATCAGGACGTTGATTGAAATGAGTAGATGGCAAGATACACTAGGCAGCATATGGTCGAATTTTGTAGATGACGCTGGAAATTTTCTGGACAATATCATCTATGGACTAGGATTCGACGATAATGACAAAGCAAAGATCAAGTACCTAGCATCTGGAGTTCCAGTAATTGGTAGCATTATAACAAACGTTGATGACTATTCAGCAATGAAAGACTATCTTGATAATCGTAACATGAATTGGTCAGACATTGAATATCCTGGAAAGGTATCTGGTCAAAGCTACGGCATGATGCTAAACTATGTATCTAGCAACATATACCGTCTTTACCAATGAATTGGCAAAATGTAACAAAATGGCTAGTACAATGGCTACCGTGGCTAGATAGCTTCTACCACAAGGTCATTGAACCACTACTACCCGATAAGCAAACCACTTAACACGGACTGCCCATCTTCATAGGAGGGGGGGTCCGAGGGGGGGTACAACCCCCCCCTACTCCCTAAAGGGAGTAGGAAGGGGCTCCA